TTGCGGAAATTAAAATATATATTAACAACCCTATTCATGGTGGGTTGGTTAATCCTAACACCTCTAGTTTCCTATGCTGATGAAATAACCATTAATCTGACTCCAGAAATTGCTTTCGTAGATACAGTAGTTCAGGTAGAAACAACTACTGCTTACACAATAACCACTACTACTGGACCACGCACTGAAGTAGTTAATTCAGTAACAGTTGAAAGAGAAGCATGGGTAGATTCATGGATTAGTTTATATCGTGGTGTAGCGGTTGAGGGTGGGACAGTAATTGCACAAGATGACGATAGCAACCACAATACCCAAACCAATTATTATGCTTCTAGATTAAGCGGAACTTTAACTCCTGATACTTATACTATTCGAGCAACTTCTTATGATTTCATAGTTGCTAACCAAAGACCTATCGGAACTTATACTTTAAGCAGTAACTTAATTGATTTACCTGAACCTATAGTAGAAGAGCCAGTAGTAGTGCCACCTGTTTCGATAGTAGTGCAACCAGTGCTAACACCAGAGATAGTAATTCCATATATTCCTCCTCAGATTATTGTGATAGATACAAGCCCAGAGCCAATAACCACGATAGAGCAACCAACACAACAGCCAATCGGAGAAGTAGTTTTAGATTCCGAGGTACCTGTTCCTGTTGTTGAACCTTCTGTGCCAGAAAACCCAGAACAATTGATACCAGTAATAGAGCCAGAAAGTCAGTCAGAAGAACCAATTGATACTCCTATCGTCAATGAAGAGCCTAACACTCCAAGCGAGGAAAACCAAGGACCGATAACAGTTGCAGAACTAGAAACATTAGTAGATAACCTAGTTATGGGCGGAGTAGTTACCTCTCAAGACTCTGTGCAGATACTTGAAGCCTTATCCCAAGACGGAGAAATCACCCAAACTGAAGTCAATAACCTTTCGGAGCAATTAAGCACAGATGGAACTTTCACTGAGTCTGAGAGAGAATTAGTCGCTGAAGCCTTAATTGAATCTGCTGAAGGTCAAGCAGTAACAGTTGAGGCTATTGCTGAAGCAGGAATTACTTTAGCCGATCTTCCACCCTCCACGCCTGTTGAAGTACGCCAAGACGCAAATGGAAATGAAGTAATCGTAATTGCAGAAGTTGCCGCAGCGTTAGTTATATTAGAGAGTCCAGTAGAATTACTTAGTACTATTTTTTCTGATCCTGCTCAGGCTCTATTGGCTATAAGCAGTATCGGAGCAGATATGTCTGACGAAGAACGCTCTGAGTCAGAACAGACAATCGTTGCCGCAGTTATTGTAAGTGGTATAGCAGTTCAGTCTGCTACTACCGCAGCACTCGCAGGTAGCGTTAGTTATAGAAGGAGGTTGTAATGAAGAAATGGTTTTCTGATATAGCCAACCAAATCTGGACCCTGCTCGGCATGTTTGTCGCTTGGGTAGTTCTTGATGGCTCTGCTAAAACTGTAGTTGGTTATGCTATTGTCGGTTCTATGATTTTATGGATAGCGACTTTTCCACTACGCAATTCAACCGAGGATTAATGTTAAACCTAAACGAGTTTGCAGTTAATAAGGCAGAAGAAGATTGCCCATTACCAACACAGGATATTAAACTTAATCTCAAGAATCGAAAGAATGCTATTGATACAGCAATGTATGGACCACTAAATCCTGCCGAACCTAATAACGAATATTGGGAAAAGATGGCTGAAGAGTGGAATGTTACTACCGCGGTAGCGAAGAAACAAAGATGCGGAAACTGTGCAGTATTTATCATGACACCCGAAATGAAGAACTGTATCTCTTCCGGCTTGACTGGGGGCGATAGGCAAGATGAGTTTGACTCTATAGACGCAGCAGGTCAATTAGGATACTGCGAGGCTTTTGATTTCAAGTGTGCCGCAAAAAGAACATGTCGTGCTTGGGTGGTCGGAGGACCAGTAAAGTAATGAGCAAAGCCAAAACTTGCCCTAAATGCGAAAGATTCTTCAATCCTAAGTTTTCAGGAACCCAGTGGGGAAATATCATAATCTGTACCGACTGCTATGTTTATGAGCAGATAAAGTTCGACACATCAAACACGAAACTACGGAATATTGCTGCATCACGAAATAAGGGCAACTACTAGATAAAATAAACCCTATTGTGTGTTATTCTTAGAAGTTAGATAGAGGCACGATGTCAAACTATCTATAATGAATGGGAGTTAGAATGGCCAAAGCCCGTAAGATGGTTTCTTTGAATATCGAAGAAGCATCGGGAGTTGATCACCCTGCTCATCTTCATGAAGGTTGGTTAGTCATCAAGTCAGATAATTTGACTGGCATGGACGACCTTCTTTCAGACCTAAACAAACAAGATAATAACTCAGATGAAAGTCTGTACCAGAAAGGTACTGAGGAGGAAACTATGGCCCAAGACGATACACAAAAGTCTATGCATGATGAAGAAGATAAGAAAAAAAATATGCATGAAGACGAAAAAAAGAAAAATATGCATGAAGACGAAGACAAGAAGAAAATGTCTTACGACGACATGATGAAAAAAATTGCTGACCTTGAAGAAGAGTTAGACAAGGCTAATAAAAAATTAGCAAAAATGATGAAACCTGAAGATGATGAGATGAAGAAAGAAGATATTACTTCACTTATTAAATCAGCACCAGAGCCAATTCGTGAAATGTTAGAATCTATGGAGAAGTCTGCGAAAGAAGCACAAACTCGTGTAGCAGAAATTGAATTAGTTCTAAAATCAGAAAGAGTTGCTCGAGCAGATGAAGAAGCAGTCGAGAAAGCAAAGGCTTGGAAGTTCCTAGGTCTTGATGCTGAAAAAATCGGTCCAGCACTTCGTCAATTAGCAGAAGTTAATTCAGACCTTGCCAAGTCAGTTGAGGAAGCACTGTCTTCAGTTAATGCACAAGCAGAGTCAGCGAATATCTTTGCAGAAATTGGTAAGTCAGCAAATCCAGCATCTGGAAGTGCTTATGACCAATTAACATCTTTGGCTAAATCAGTAACAGAAACCAAAAAAGGCGTAACTTTCGAGCAAGCCTTCTCAAGTGCTGTTATTGCTAACCCAGATTTATACAGCCAATACCTAACAGAGAAAGGTGCTAAATAAAATGGCATTTGAATTTAGTAATTATTCAGTAAAAATTACAAGAGTTGCAGGAGCCGATTTATCAGCCCTTCAATATACTTTTGTTAAATTGAGTACAACTGACACAGTTGTTACTTGTTCAGCAGCAACCGATATTCCAATCGGTGTATTGCAGAACGCTCCAGCATCAGGACAAGAAGCAGAAATTCTTATCGTTGGTGGAACTAAGTTAGTCGCTGGTGCAACTGTTGCTATCGGTGACCTACTAGGCGTAACATCTGCTGCAAAAGCAAGCGTTGTTACAACTACAGACACAACCAAGTATGTACTTGGAAGTGCTATCTCAGGTGGCGCAAGTAATGACGTAATCACAGCGGTAATTAACTGTGCTAACCCAACTAGAGCCAACTAAGGAGCCAACTCATGCCACAACCAAGTATTAACTCAGTCCATGTAGATGCGATTCTGACAAACATTTCAGTAGCATATCTACAAAATCAAGACAACTTTATTGCAGACAAGGTGTTCCCAGTAATTCCTGTGGACAAGAAGTCTGACAAATTCTTTACCTATACCAAGAACGATTGGTTCCGTGACGAGGCGCAACGCCGAGCAGGTGGAACTGAATCTGCTGGTGGAGGTTATGGTCTATCAACTGGTAACTACAGTGCAGATGTATTTGCGTTCCATAAGGACGTAGATGATCAGACTGTTGCTAACGCAGATGCACCATTGAATCCACTACGCGAGGCAACAGAGTTTGTTACTCGTCGTTTACTACTTCGTAAAGAAGTACAATGGAACACAGATTTCTTTGCTGGCGGTATCTGGGGCAACGATTATGATGGTGTTGCAGGATCTCCTTCAGCAAACGAAGTAAAGCAGTGGTCAGATTATGCTGCTTCAGACCCAATTGATGATATCGAAGATGCCAAGGCTGGTATTCTAGGTACAACTGGTATGGAGCCAAACACTTTAGTATTGGGATACGATGTATTCCGTGCACTAAAGAATCACCCTGATATCGTAGATCGTATTAAATATACATCTGCACAAACTGTTACTGCCGATATGTTGGCAGCAATGTTTGATATTCCTCGTGTTATCATCTCTAAGAGTGTTAAGGCTACAAACAACGAAGGTGCTTCACAGGCGTATTCATTTACCTCTGGAAAGAAAGCCCTTCTTGCTTATGTTGCACCAACTCCTGGTTTAATGACCCCTTCTGCTGGATACTCTTTCTCATGGACAGGTGTATCAGGCGGTATCGGTTCAACAATTGGTGTAAGTTCATTCCGTATGGAATCTCTCAAGGCAGACCGTATTGAAGGAGAAATGGCTTTTGATAATAAAGTCATTGCTACCGATCTCGGTTGGTTCTGGGATTCAGTAGTCGCCTAATCAAAATGAATAGGGAGGGGACTAAAAATCCTCTCCCTCTCTTAAAGGAGAAATATGTTTAATAGAATTACGCGAGGCAAAGCAGTTACAGGTGGGCTTACTGTGACCGGTAATCTTCAACAGATTCGTTCAGTAACAAATATCGCTGATGGTGCCTCAATGGTACTTACAACAGCAGGTATTCTTGGTGGTATAAATACTGCGACTCTTACAACAGCACGGGCTATTACTACACCGACTGCTGCTGCTCTTATTGCAGAATTAGGTTCAGTTGTAGGAACAAGTGTTAAATACAGTTATATCAACTTAGCAGCCTTTGTTGCTACTTTAACTGCTGGAACTGGTGTGACAATCGTAGGACTTGCAACAACCGCAGCGACTGCTGGACAAGCATCTCGTTGGCAAGTAGTTGTAACTGCCCCAACGACAGTATCAATTTACCGTATAGCCTAAAGATTTACTTAATTATTTAGAAAGGGTGGTACTCTAGTAATGGAGTATCGCTCTTTCCTAAAGGAGCAACTATGGCACTAACTCATGCACAAGTTTCAGTAGGCACTACCGCTACCTTACTTTCTGCCACAGGAGCAGGACGAGATGGCCAAACAGTTTTAGTACAGAATCCAACCAATGGTCAAAGTGTTTATATTGGTGGCACGGGTGTTACCACAGCCTCTTATGGCTTTTTACTTTTAGCAGGAACCGCTTTCGCTATTGAATTACAAGACGGCGAAGGTATTTATGGCGTAGTCGCTTCAAGCACTCAAGCAGTTGGCGTTATCCGACAAGGAGTTTAATCATGGCTATTTCGATTATTCAGTATCCAGTTCCTCAAGTACTTGTAGATAGCAAAGGCGATATGTTCGTCGCTACAGCCGATAATACCGTAGCCAAATTAAGCGTTGGCGCAAACAACACAGTCCTTACAGCCGACTCAAATGAGTCAGGCGGAGTAAAATGGGCATCACCAGCAAGCGGAGGATTTGATTCCTTTATGTTAATGGGTTAGGAGTTCAAAGTGGCTTTAAGTGGCGACATCTCTACCTGTGTATTAAACGGAACTTACGTCGATATTACTGGCGCAGCGCAAGTTGGTTTAATTCGTTTTACTCCTATATGTAATGTTATAGATACTGACCAAAATCAAATAGTAGTAGGACAAGCCATAACTAAAGTTTTAGACGGCAATGGTGCTTTTACTGTAACCTTGCCAGTAACTAACGATACAGATTATACGCCTAACCCTATCGCTTATAGAATAGAAGAGATTTTTGGTGGTGGGCGAGACTTCTTTGTTACTCTACCTTCAGGAACAGCCACCTATGACTTATCTGACTTATCTGAGGCAGTAAGCAGTTCTGAAGCAGCAGGTTTCGTAACAACTACTCAATATAATACTCTTTTAGCAAAATATAATGGTGCTAACGGAACCTTTTCTACTTTAGATAATGCAGAAACTATTGCCGATACCGCTACTGCTAATGCCACACTAGCAAGTAATGAAGTAGTAAATATACAAAAAGTATCTTTAAGCCCTTATTTATTGATGGGACTATAAAATGGCTAATGTAGCAATCGCAACATTTACAACTTATGACGCAATTATGGACGGAATAACACCAGTGACTAATATTGGTGGAACTATTTCAACCGCTATAAATGTTGCGAGCGCAGATGTAACGAGCGATTTAGCAGTAATACAGGCACTTGCACCTTTAGTTGCTAATCCTTTCTTAGCGGTAGGTGCTGGCTAATGCCTCTAGGTGCAGCAATAACTACTGTAGCAGTAGCAGGAAACTTTGTTGATTATACTGGTGCTGCTATTAGTGGACAAGTTAAATTTACTTTGAGTGATTTAATTCAAAACGGAACTGATAACCAAATGATAGTTCCATCTACTAAGTCAGTTACTTTAGATTCTAATGGCTCCTTTAGTACTACGCTACCTGCTACTAATGATCCAGACCTTGTTCCTATCCCTTATACAATTACAGTCGAAGAAGCATTCCCTAAAGGCAGAACCTATACAATTAGTTTGCCTTACACAACCGCTGGAACTCTTAACTTAGCAGATATAAGTCCTGCAATAACTGCTGAAACTTATGTAGGATTAGTTTCAGATTCCCTATTCGGAGTTCTCACTGCTAACATAGATGTGTTAGATGGACAAATAAACCAAGCACTCTCAAGTTATGTATTTAGTGGGCGATATCAATACTTTGAATACGGCAATGCGTCTTATACTGCTCTAAATGCCCGAGCAGCCACTTATACCGCATTAACTACTATTACTTGGACCACAGTTCCAAGTTTTTTCAATACCTATCAAACACAAACTGAAAACGCTTCAATTTCTTCATCAGCCAGCCTAGTTACAGCACAATCTTTGACTACTGGCGTGCTAAACTCGTTCTTATTCATAGGAGGCTAAACCATGGCAACTACTTACAAGGTGCTCGGACAATCAAATCCAGCAGCAACAACAGCAACAACTCTTTATACAGTACCTTCAGCAACTGAAGCAGTACTAAGTACTATTGTAGTAGCAAATCAAAGTACAGCAGCAACTTACCGCTTAGCAATTCGTCCAGATGGTGAGTCTTTGGCAGCGAAACATTACCTCGGTTACGATGTCGCACTTCCAGCGAACTCTACTCATACTTACACAATTGGCGTAACTATAAACGCAGCAGATGTAATTACTGTTTATGCTTCTTCAGCCAATTTATCTTTTAATGCCTTCGGAAGTGAGATTGCGTAATGGCTTTCTTAGAAAATGGCTCACCTGTAGCAACTAAAACAGGACCAATCGCTACTGTTACTTCTCTTATTAGTGGTAGAGCAGCAGCCACATCTATTTTCGAATTAACTGGTACTACCCGAGTATGGTTAGCAATGCCTCAAACTACGGCAGGAAATTACAATTTCGTAACTAGCACAGGTACTGCTATTATTTATGTTTATGATACAAGTTATGAATTAGTTCAAGAAATAAATGTAAATACTACTTCAGCGTCTGTAAGTGTTGGCGCTTTTCACCGCTTTGAATGTGAGCCAAGCACAACTCTTGATTTGAGTATTACTCCTGCTAATGCAAAAATTAGTAGCCCAGGAGGAACTATGGTTCTAAATACAATTACAGGTTCAGGAAATTTT